ATGTTTTAGATCAAAGGCAATTTGCAGAGGCAGATAAACCCGCTCCTCTTCCAACTACACCAGTAAAAATACCGATTATGGAAGGCCAACGAAAACAAGATTATATGGATAAATTAATAAGAGCATCCATGAAAGCAAGAGGATTAGCACAAACCGGAGGAACTATTGAACGAGATCCACAATCTAGTTTTTTATTACCCCAATCGGCTAGACAAGTACAAGGATTACCCGTCGGTGCAAATACTTATCCAACAAGCCCACAAGAACCTTTTGTCGGTTCTAACATTACAGGGTCGGTTCTTGCCAATCTTCCTAATGCTGCTCCTACTCCTATTGGTGTGCAGCCACAGCAAGGATTCGTACAGCCATTCGCTCAAAAAAAAAGTCTTGAGCCGGATAGGTTGAGTTTTGTTGGCGGTGGTGAGGTAGATTGGAATTTTATAAGTGATGACGAAGGTGGACAACAATTACAAGCCTATCATCCAACACCAACAAGTGGGGTTACTGTTGCAACAGGTGTAGATTTAAAAGAGAAAGATGAAAAATATTTTAAAAGAATCGGAGTTTCAGATACTATTATTACAAAATTAAGACCTGCTTTTGGTTTAACAGGAGATCCAGCAAGTGATGCTGCAAAAAATATACTATTAACAGAAGATGAGGCAAATGAGCTAGATAGGGCAGTTCAGAAAGATTTTGAAACAAGAACACGAGAAGATTTTGAAAAAGCAGTAACAAAACATGGTGGTAAATCTACTTGGGAAGGTTTAGCGGAAGACCAACGTACTATATTAGTTTCAGTAAAATATAATGAAGGTACTATAGGACCAAACCTTTTACAGGAAGCAGCTGAGGGTAGATGGGAAGATGCAAGAAAAAATCTACAAAATTATTATGGAAATGAAAAAGAGCGTGTTAGCCTAACAAGGGAAGGTAATTATAAAGAACTAGAGAGATTAGGTTTACGTCCTTTACCTGCTGGTCTTCCAATAAGAAGAAGAAGAGAAGCAGACTTATTACAAAAAATGCAAGATCAACAAACACAATTAACGCCTATCATGCAAAGTTCATTTGCATAGGCTAAAGAATTTGACGGCCACCTAGACATTCCTCGTCTGGCCCCGTCGCTAATACCAACAGTAGCTACCCACGACAGCGTGGCCCTGCATGGAGGTGAACAAATGACTGATACAACAAATCAACAAACAGAGGAAAAAAACGAGCCTACCCTACAACCATATATAGGCAAAGACAGAGTTTTTGACAGTAATGAACAAATCGAGGCTTCAGCGGACCTCTTACGTGAGAAGATTACTCCAGCTGAAGACGAATTACCCGAAAAAACTACTGGTAGTAAACCAGAACATAACTACAAAAAACGCTACGACGATTTAAAGTCACATTATGACAACAAACTTTCCGAGTGGCGGCGTGAAAAAGAAGAACTACTTACAAAGTTCCAATCGGGCAAAAAATCTAATTTAAAAATGCCCAAAACGGCAGAGGAACTCGAAAAATTCAAAACCGAGTATCCTGATGTTTTTGCAGTTGTGGAAACTGTCGCAAGTATGCAAGCAGATTCAAGAGTGCAGGATGTTGAGGAACATCTCAATATTCTACGCGAAAGAGAATTTGAACTTGAGCGACAAAATGCACAGCGAGAACTTTTAAACTACCATCCAGATTTTCTTGAGCTAAAAGATACTGAAGAATTTACGGAATGGCTAAAAGATCAACCTGACAGTATTGCTCAAGGCGTTACAAAAAATGCTACCGATGTGAAGTGGGCCGCACGTACAATAGACCTCTACAAAGCTGATAAAGGTATTGGTAAAAATAAGACTAAATCTCGGAAACCTTCGGATGCTGCGAAGGCTGTAAAAACTACTACAGCTTCTCAAGACATCACTGATAAAAACGAAGGCAAAAAGATTTGGACTTCGGAAGAGATCTCCCAACTCAAGCCTCATCAATATGATAGATTAGAAAAAGAAATTGATCAGGCTCGTCGGGAAGGTCGAATACGTTAAGACTTTAATATTAACCCTATAACTTTCAAGGAGAAAGGTTATGACTGTAGGTAGAGCCGCTGGTTATGACAATCTAGTCAATGATGCGTTCTTACCAGCTATTTACAGCCAAAAAGTTCTTAAATACTTCCGCAGGTCTTCGGTTGTAGAAGCAATTACAAACACCGACTATGCTGGAGAAATTGAGAACTTTGGCGACACCGTGAAGATAATCAAAGAACCGACAATTACGGTTTCAGCTTATACTCGTGGTTCAGTTGTAAATGCCCAAGATCTAACAGACACAGAAATTACTCTGACTGTTGACCAAGGCAATTACTTCGCCTTTAAAGTGGATGACATCGAAGAAAGACAGAGCCATCTTAATTGGGAAGCTCTTGCTACTTCTTCTGGTGCTTATGCACTTAAAAAGCAATATGACTATAACGTGCTAACTAACATTAACTCAAATGCGTCAACTGACACAACTAATTTGGGTGCTGCTAGTTCAGCTATTTCTTGTAACACAGGTAACGAATGTGCTAATTTTCTTAGCACTGGTGCTCGTCTACTTGACGAAGCAGATGTTCCCGAAGAGGGTCGTTGGTGCGTGGCTCCGCCACAATTCTACGAAATTCTTCGTCAGGCAGATGCTAAGTTGATGGATGCAAGTGTAACTGGTGAAAATATGTCCGCTCTAATGAACGGTGCAGTAACTGCACGTAAAGTTCATGGATTTACTCTTTATCAGTCAAATGCAATTGCAGTTGGTTCCACTGGTTCTGATTCAACAGCTACCTTTGGCCCATCTTCAACGAGCGGTGAGACTAATGTTCTTTTCGGCCACATGAGCGCAGTAGCAACTGCTTCTCATATCGCAAAAACAGAAGTTGTTCGTGATCCAAACAGTTTTGCAGACATTGTACGTGGTCTACACGTCTTTGGACGCAAAGTTCTTCGTCCATCAGGTTCAGGTTTCATTGGTGTTTATTCCGGTGTTCCTGATCTTAACACTTAAGGGGGGGCTTATATAATGGCTACTTATAATGCAACTCATAGCGGTGGTGGTACAGTTGGACATCCTTCAGCTAATGCGAAGGCTTATGTTGTAACATCACCAGTATATGATGCTGCTGATAACACTGATTTGGAACAGGGCGATATCGTTCAGTTGATTGATCTACCAGCAGATACAATGGTTGTTGGTGGATGTATTGAGCAACTTGAAGCATCTGGTAATGCACAAATCACTTTTGATGTTGGTATTACAGGTGGTGATGTTGACGCTTTTATTGATGGTGCTGCCTCTAATGGTACTACTGCAATCAATTTTGGTGCTCAAAGTACAGATTCAGCTATGGTAACATCAGCAGACACACTAGATCTTCTAGTGATTGATGGTGGTTCAAGTAAAACTACTGCATGGCGTTTCCGCGCTCATGTTGTTTTAGTTGACGTTTCTAAAAATCCTGTTGAAAAAGCTACAGTTTCAACTGGTACTTAGTACTATATTACGGTTTTGGGGAGTTCCGTAAAAACTCCTCATATTTTCCCTCATTGCTGAGTTCAAATTAAAGAGGAATAGTAAATGTTTTTTATTAAGTTACTGACAGACGATAATATTAAGTATTGCACAAATGCAATAAAAAAATTAAAGTATGAAGATGGTAGTTTTACACAGCCTTTAAATAAAGTATACACTGTAAAACAAAATCAAGAAATACTTGCTGTACCAGAAAAGGTACGAAAATATTTAATTGATATTTTTTATAATCATAGTTATATAGATTCGGTTTATTGTCCAAATAGAATATCAGTAAATTTTTATAATAAGTATCAAAAAGATGACTTCTATGACCTTCATGTAGATTCATTTAGAGCAACACCAAAATCAAATAATGTATACTTTGACTATGGTTTCTCTGTAAATTTAAACGATCAATATGAAGGTGGAGAGTTTTTTCTTCAGACAGAAATAGGGCCAATGTCTTTTAAGTTGGCAGCTGGAGAAGCAGCAGTTTTTCCTATTATATATCCGCATGGTGTAAATAAAGTTACATCAGGAGTAAGGGAAAATATATTAGGTTGGTTTTCATCCAATGTATCGTATGAACAATCTTTTATCTTAAAAAATTTATATGATGTACAAGCGCATCTAAAAGGAAAAGATAAAGAAAAATTTGTACAAACCACATTAGTTCAATCGTATTTGAAGAAAGTGTGGGGTAAATAGATGTTATACCAAATACTTTCAGACGACGATTTAAACTTAATACAGACAGAAGTATTTTCTAATTTAAAATTTGTTGACGGTAAAAACACACAGCAATTAAGTAAATTTTACAATATTAAAGATAATAAAGAAACTGTTTTACCAGAAAAATTACAAAAGCACGTACAGAAAATTTTTTTAGAAGGTAATCTTATTAAGTCTATTTACGCTCCTACAAAAGTAGTAGCAAGAATTTACAATAGATACTCAAAAGATGATTTTTATGATTATCATATAGATCCGTTTCAATCATCTACTGAAAAAATGATTTATAATTATGGATTTACTATCTGTATCAGTGATGAGTATGAAGGCGGCGAATTTATTGTAAAAACTAATATTGGTGAAGCAGGTTATAAATTAACGGCTGGACAAGGACTAATATTTCCGGTTATTTATCCTCATAAAGTTGCCCCTGTTACTGAAGGACTACGAGAAAATATTATAGGTTGGTTTTCTTCTAATATTACTTACGAGCAATCATATATTTTACAAAATCTATTTGAAGCCACACAAATTGAATTACAGCTAATAAAAGAAGAAAACGACGATATATTTAAAGAATTACTACAGAAAACCGCACTAGTTCAAAGTTACTTAACAACAAAGTGGGGTTTTAAAGAATGGTAAACGAAATTGAAACGAGAAAACAAGTACACGGAAATATCTTTAGACCTAACAATGATGTAGAAGTTTTAACTCCTTTTGGTCCTGTAATTGCCTACAAAAAATTATCGGATAAACTTGTAAACGATCTAAATTCGCATATTGATGATGATTTACCGGACCATTCCGATTATCTTGTAGGAAAAGTAAAACAAGAAACTCGATTTACAGAAGAAATAAGTAAAATTTTTACAAATGAATTAGGCGGATTTATTTTTGAATACTATAAGTTTTGTTTTGAACGTGCAAGAATGCTTCCCGAGTCATTACCGAAAGATGTAGACTATACGTTACAAGTAGTAAATGGTTGGTTTGTTAGGCAGTACGCGGGTGAATATAATCCCATGCACATACATACAAATTGTTCTATATCTTGTGTAGGTTATTTGGCCTTACCTGAAAAATTTGAAGAAGAATGTGAAGAAGACTACAAAGATCATCATCCTTCGCATGGACATATACAGTTTAGCAATGGTTCTCCCAACTGGTTAGAAAATTCAGGATTTGTTGCTAAACCACGAGTAGGAGATTTTTATTTATTTCCATCACGACTTTTACATACAGTGTATCCGTTTTATTGTGATGGAGAGCGCCGATCATTTAGTGTAAACATGGAAGTAACACAGGTATTACCATCTCAACAGCCCAAAGGAGGCAAACATGCCAGTAATAAAAAAAGGAAAAAAAGACAAAAATAAAGGCGGCAAGGCTATGTCTGATGCCGATATTAAAAAATTATTTAAGGGAGCAGCTTCTTTTTTGCCTCTTGGATATAGCCCTAAAGACGCTGCTGAACTAGCAAAACATCTACCATTTGACGACAAGACAATAGCAAAATTAAAGAACGATCCATTAAGTATACCTGACCTTCGTGCTGCAATAGTAGCAAGAGAGGATAAATCTGATGCTAAGGAAACCGCCATTAAGAGAAGAATACCCGGCAAGAAAACGGGTGGGAAAGTCAAAAAACGTAAGGGATATAAATTAGGCGCTAAAGTAGAACGTGCTGAAAAAGACCCTAGAGATGGTTACGGCTACAATCGTGCCTATTATGGCAACCAGCGCAGACCAAAAACACTTTAATGCCTTTAGAGCGTGGAAATAGTAAAAAAACCATTAGCAAGAATATTTCTAAGCTAAGACATGAAGGTAAACCACAAAATCAAGCAATCGCTATTGCCTTTGCAAAAGCAAAAAAGGAAAAATCTCGTAGAATAAATTCTCGCACACGTAAATCATAGGGAATAATTATGGCACTATCTTATTTGAATTTTACTAACAGAGTTTTACAAGACCTGAATGAAACGACATTAACGGCTCTTTCTAGCTCTCGTGGTGTTCAAACAGTTGCAAAAAACAGTGTAAACCGAGCTTTAAACGATATAGCTAATGCTGAAGTTGAATGGCCGTTTTTACATACAGATAAAACACAAGATACTTATGCTGGAGTAGCAGAGTATGCCTTGCCAAGTGACTATACCTATGTAGATTTTGATAGTTTTATGATTTTTCCTAAAAATCTTGTTACAAATGGTGATTTTGCTAGTAATGTTAGTAACTGGACAGATGGTTCGTCAGGCACAGGTGAAGTAGCTTACAATAGCACTGGCCCACAACCTCCTGCTTCTCGTACAGGTGTTATGCGTCTTACGGCGGGTGATGATGGTAACGCCATAGCTTATCAGGCTTTAACAACAACAAAAAATAAACAATATCGTGCTTCCTTTGGTGCTACTTATCCTTCTGGTGGAGACTTAACTTTTAAAATAGGAACATCTGCTGATGGATCACAAATATCAAGTAATACTGTTTCTATTGATGATATAGGAGATTTTAAATACGTAGACTATACTTTTACGGCAACAGGTACTACTACGTATATTACTTTTAGTCAATTAGTAGACACACAGGTTGATATTGATAATGTCGTGGTAACAGAAGATGTTGGCCCTAAGAAATTAAAATATTTATCTTACGACGAATTTCAAGAAGTCTTAAAAGAAAGAGATCGTAGAAATGACGTTAGTAAATTAGGCGAACCTATTTATGTTTATCGTACACAAGATGAATATTTTGGTTTATCCCCAATACCAGACAAAAGCACATACACTGTAGAATATGAGTATTGGAAAACTACGACTCAGTTATCATCTGATACGGATACTTGTGATCTTCCAGCCCGATATGAACACGCTGTTATAGCACGAGCAAGATATTATGTATCAATTCTACGTTCTGATTTAGAAACAGCCCAAGCATCTTTAGTAGAATATAATGATATTATTCGTCGGATGAGAATAGAATTAATAAATAAAAAAGATTATTTTAGAGCAGTATAATGGCTGGTCGCTTTAAAAATACTTCGGTAGCTTTATCGGATACCAATTTAACAAATGTGTATACAACACCTACCAATTTTACATCTATTATTCGGGATGTCTTTCTTACAAATGTTGATGGAACAAGTGCCGTTGATGCCACACTGAAATACACCGATACTTCTGGAAGTGCTACCTATTCTCTTTTAAGTACAAAAAGTATTGCTGCTGATAGTTATTTAAGATTAGAAAATACGTATATTGTTCTTGAAGAAGGTGATATTTTAAAAGCACAGGCGGGTGCTGCCAATGATTTAGAAGTTACAGTTTTTGTTGAAGAATTTTATAAACCGCAAGGATAGAAATGCCTGATTTTTCAGAAATGTCACCAGTTACTGTTCCTTTGGGTGGTGGGTTAATTCTTGATAGAGATGACTTTTCCTTACCTCCGGGTGCTGCTGTTAAACTACAAAATTTTGAGCCTAGTATTCAAGGAGGCTATCGTAGATTAAGCGGTTCTTCAAAATGGAATAGTAATCAGGTAAATGGTAGTAATAAAATACTCGGCCTAAAAATATTTAATAATGGGGTCGTTGCAGCAGCAGGTAACGTCGTAACTTTTGCAACTTCTGGTAGCACATATTCAACAATAGGTACAAGAACATCTGCTGGTAGATATAAGTTTGATATATTTAATTTTAATAATACTGAAAAACTTATAATGGTAGATGATGTTAATCAAGCAGCAACATATGATGGAACTACTTACACATTAATTAATACTACGGGCGCACCAGCAGATGCTGCATCTGTAGCAGTTTTTAAAGATCATATTTTTTATGCTGGAATGTCTAGCAATCCACAAGAGGTACTGTTTAGTGCTCCTTTTGCTGAAACAGATTTTACAGCAGCTAATGGAGCAGGGTCTATAAGAGTAGACACATCTGTTGTAGAATTAAAAGTTTTTCGTGATGGCCTATTTATTTTTGGTATTGATAAAATTTATAAACTTGTTGGTACAAGCATAGCTGATTGGCAAGTTTTACCCGTAACACGAACATTGGGTTGTGCAGATGGCTTTTCGGTTCAAGAACTTGGTGGTGATCTACTGTTTTTATCACTTGATGGTTTAAGAACTATTGCTGGTACTGAAAGAATTGGTGATATTGAGCTAGGAACTATATCAAAGCCAATTCAACCAAGAATTGAAGAAGTTATTGCAGCTGGAGATCGACGTTCTTCCGTTATTATTCGAGGAAAAAGTCAATATCGACTGTTTTATCCCGGTGATGGTGATTCTGTAGGAAATAGTAGAGCAGTTTTAGCAACATTAAAAAGAACCCCACAAGGAGGAATAGGATTTGAATTTGCTGATATTAAAGGAATGAAACCTTCAGCAATGGATTCAGATTTTATTAGCGGGACTGAACGAGTCCTTGAAGGTGGATACGACGGTTATGTACGATTACAAGAAAGTACAACAGATACTTTTGATGGTGATAATGTAATAGCGATTTATCGTTCGCCGGATTTATCTCTTGGTGATTCTGGTTTACGAAAATTAATGCAAAGAGTTATCATAAATTATGCTGTTGAAGGAACAATAGATGCAGATATGAGAGTTAGATATGACGGTGATTCTCAAGATGTTCCTCAACCAGATGCTTTTGATCTTTCCTCTCCCGGCGGAATAGCTTTATATGGAGGATCAACATCAACATATGCTTCAGCTGTTTATGGCTCTAGTGGAGCACCAGTACAAAGACAATCAATAGAAGGATCTGGCTT